CTAAATGAGTCCTTTACGATGGATGATAGTGATTAAACTGTAGAAGTCGTGGCTGCGTCCTTCTGGGGAATCGATTAGCCCGTAATGTACAGCTGTAGCAACGGCCCTTTCGGCCCATTCAGGTACCGGCATACTCGCAGTCTTTTCAAGTGCGTTAATCTTTTCAATGTGCGCCTCTGCAGTTTTCAGTAATGTCAACTGTTGACTCTCGAGAGTCGATATCTGATTTTGTAACTTCTGAATAACTTCCTTCATATAATAGGCCTCCTGGTCGTATGCATTAAACTTATTGTTTTCTATTATTTCTATCAGTTTTGCGGCATACTGCGGATCCGTCGCATAGTTGGCTGATTGTAATGCACGGGCAGCTCCCTGGTAATCTCCTTTTGTACAACAATCGAAGAACCCCGCCTTCCGGTATCGAGAATTTTGTAAGAGAAATTCAGAATGATCCTTTATGCTACCAATCCAGTCATTGTATACACGGAAACCAGTCTCAATGCTAACCCATTTCCCATTAATAAACTCTTTAGTGGTTTGAGTAGTGCCACTGCCCTTAATTCCAAACAAATTATTGCCAGGGGCCGATTGGCCCCATGCACTTTCCAGGCAAGCTTGAGCAATAGTAATACTTGCAAGTACACCAGTTTTTATCATATCTTCAACTGCTGCAGGTGCAATTTGCTCAATAAAACTTTGTTTGGTCATTTCTGACCATCGCCTTTCTGTTTTAATTGCTCAAGCATGTTTTGGATAGCTGGCGGCCATGGAACACCTAGTGTACCGAAGTTCTCAATAAGAGATAACCCTTCACGACCAGCATAAAAATAAATGGCCAAAGTTCTGAAAATCGGTGCATCTCCACCAATAAACTGATCTAGCTGTACTGCTAAAAATACAACAAGCAGAACAATCCCTTTACGAACCCCACCCCAAAACATGATATCGCTGTTAACTTTCTTTCCTTTAATACCACCGAGAACTCCGGACACATAATCAGCAATCATCAAATAAACGAGGAGTTGGATCGCAATATCCCAACCTCCCATTGCAGCCGCAATAAACGTGCCGGCCGTGGCGATAATACCTCCAAAGGCTGATTCTTTTCCCGTTGCCCCGAAAGCTGCTGAAGAGATGTTTGAGAGAATAAATTTAATAGACATATTTACTACCTCTTTCTGCCTTTTTGGGCTTAGTTATTCTGCAAACAGGCCGCAAATTTTTTGAAACCTAAAAACACATACTCAAAATCTGCATTTGTGAGCTGCCCGGCATTATACTTCTGCTCGAACGTTTGCCAAAATTCAGGACTGTTGAAGATTTGCTCTTTAATGAGGACTTCGACTGCTTCAGAGAATGTCATTGTGTCCGGGTTAATCTCTGCTACGGCCGTCCACATGTCGGTACAGAATCCGCCTGTAAAGAAAGACTTAGGAATCCAACAGTATCCAAACTGCCCCCAGGACGTTCCCCAACTATTGCGCACGAGGATATATTGAATGCCATCATTGAAAGTCTGATACCCACACGCTAGAACCGCATGGCCTCCGAGGAATGTTTCCTTCTTTGTATCCGGTACCGGAACCATTCCCGTATTCCGAACAACCGAGCTCTCGAAGCTGTTGTAAATGCTAATTCCAAGCACGACCGGTTGACCTTGTGCGAGGGCTGCCAACATATCATCATAGGTCATAACGCGGTGATACTCTGCGATTTTGAATTCACCTGCGCGCGCGTGAGCCTCGTCAGAAGGTCTGTCGCGGTATTTCGTTTCAACATACGGCCATAGAGATTCAGGCGGGCATCCGACCTGCTGGAGCACTTTAAACCCATCCCTGAGATATGCACCGGAGTCCTCGTTGATTGTTCCTTCGATCTCGCGTTCTTTCCAGTAATGAAAAAGACGGCTCAACCGTGTAAGAGGCTTGCCGTCATTGATTAACTGATATTCTCTTAGTCCGCTCACAATTGCGTTCGATGTGCAGCTTCCCAGGCTTAGCTGATCGACAACCGGGGAAAGCTTGCTTCGAAGATCGACTCTTTCCGGAAGGCTGGATACTTTCATCCTCGCCTTGAATTTGTAATCCTTTGGATCTACCGGATCGGGTTTCAATGAATATTTTTTGTTCATTCTCAATTCGCCTCCGTTTTATGCTGCTATGATTGCGTTGCGTAACTCGATCCAGTGTTGGCCCTTGCGGTCCTTTGTCGAATCAATAATTGGATCTGTCGGCCAGGTTGGCGCCGTAACGAATAACGCCGTATAAATGTCCTTGATTGCCTGACGTAACTCAATAATGTGAGTTGCTTTAACGTCTGTCGCTGCCGGATCATTCCAATCCTTAATTACTGCGTCGGTCCATACAACAACGGCTAGGCCGCGGGCCTGCCTTACCGCGTTTGTTTTCGTGCGCAAATCGTCAATTGTTCGCTTACTGACGGCCGTGTCGTCCGCCGCAAGTGTTGTTGGATAGGTTACGGCCTGGATCGTAAAGGCGGTTGTCGTGCTCCATGTTCCCCATTCTTTTCCGTCGTGTGATCTCGCCCTAACATATTTGGTTCCCGTTCCTAGATCAATTACCGGAGAATATGCAATTGCCGTTCCTGAAGGAACGCCCGCCGCCGTACTCCATTCCCCAGGTTTTGCCGATCTAGTGGAATCCACAATATTTGTTGTGAATGTATTCGACGAACTAATTTGTATTTGGAAATCTGTTAATGTGGCGTCATTCGCATCCGTCGGCGTGAATCTGATCTTAGGTCGTTGATTCAATATGCTGCCACTGGACGCCAAATTATTAATGGTTGAAACGGCGTATGTGTTGGTTGTGAATGTCGTATAGTTTAGCGTGCTAACGTTCCCGGCATTATCCGTATATGTTAATCCCCATCGGTATTGCGTCCCAGGCGTTAACCCGGTGAAACTGTACGATAGGCCGGTGACGCTTTTCGGGTACCCTGTCGCCGTCACCCATGTTGTTCCGTTCCAAATTTGCAAATATAGTGTTGTTAGAAGCAGGCCTGAAGTCAATCCGGCCGGGCCGTCCGAAAAAGCGGACCAGGAAACGCCGTTAGACGTTGCGTAAAGTACGCCATTTGTTTGCGTTGGTGCTGCCGGCGCTGTTCGGTCAATGATGAACGCGCCTCTTACCGGCCAATTAGCCGCATTGTTTCCGGCATTATCCCGAACATAGAAGTCAACTAAGTAAGTGTGTTCAACGGTAATAGGAACGGCAAATGTTTTAGTCGCTCCGCTGCCTGTGACTTGTCCTATGCATTGCGTCCATGATGCTCCGTTATTGTTCGAATAGTAAGCATCATACATAATAGCGCCTGAAGTTGCGTCGGAAATATCGACCGAAACATTTTTTGTTGTCCCGCTCGCTTGGTTTGAATATACCGCGCCCACATTTACGGCGCTAACGGTTGGCGCTACGACATCATATCCGTATTGTTCCCACGCCCAATCACTTTGAACGTCACTGGAATCCCATGTTTTAATTCGCACCCAGTTTTGCCCTACATTTGACCAACCCATAGCATGAGACTTAGCGCCGCCCGCAACTTTTCCCGTATCATAATCGACGGTCGCCCAGTTATCTTTTGACCTTTGCAATTGCCAAGCGCTTTGGCTGTCTCCTGCATCTGGGTCGTTGAACGTCCATGTATAGGTAGGGTTAACGTTGAACCACGCCCCTAGCCACTTACCATTTGAAATTGTCGGCGCATTTGGTGCTGTGTTGAATGATCTTGACCACGTGTATACATAGGGGTAACTCGTATTCTGATACGTCGCAAATGCGGCTACTGTTTTCTGCGTTGATGGATTCGACACAAATCTGTTATATAATGATCTTTGTGTGTCGCCATTTAACATCGGCACCCCTGTGCCGTTATTAATTAGTTGGGTATCCCCTAACACAAGTGCCCCCGCCGTATTAACTAGAACCAACCATAACCCGCCTGTAGTGGTTACATTGTTGTAGAAATAGAAGATATATATGTTACCATCTCTACCTAGTTGTGCGCCCGCTATGGTTCCGGCGTTACCTATTGCTGTAGGCGCTTTTACTTGCGTGAAAGACATTGTTCCCGTAGGTGCGCTGTTCGTTTTATGGACGACAAATTGATTTGTCCCATTATAGGAAACGGCATATAAATAGCCGTCAGTATGAGGAAAAGCTGCAAACATAGGGTACGGAATACCTGTAGTTGATCTACCTATCAGGGATGTCCCGCCTAACGGAACTGTATATACAGCGGAGTTTCCGCCATGAAGGAAGAACAGAACATACCCTTGGTACTCTACAATTGTCCTTGCAAAAACTTGTCCTGAATACATTGCAGGCGTGCCACCAGTAAGGTCGGTTTTGAAATTATCGCCCGCGCTTCCATATGGAGCCGATTGGAGATATGAATAGTATTCATCATTATCTGATCCTGAATAGTTCCTCCAAAAGAACCAACTTACATAAACGTTGTTATCCGAAGCAAAAAGGATGCTGTAAGGTCGGCAACCATCCATTGAGCTACCCAATGTACGGAATGCCCACATACCGGACGCACCTGCTTCAAGGTTATCCACTGTCGCCCCTTGTGAGACTACAGAGAAATCTAACCCAGTCAAGAAAGTGCTTGTCTGCCACGTCCATGTTCCCGTGATGGCTAATTTCATGCCCTGTGCGGAGATAAGTAAGTTCGTATAGAACGACCAACTGCTATGTCTCATTCTACAAAAAAGAGAATTGTTTGCGCCATTATCATAAGATCGATACACTTGCAAATATCCGTAATTAGTACCTGATGGGCTTACAACATAAACCAATGTGCCGTCTGATAATTCCGCTATGTTTGACATTTGACTTGGTTGCGCGTTGGCCCCTTGTGCGTCTTTCATGAGCGTGGTTGAAGTATAATCTGCCATTCAAATTCATCCCCTTTCTAAGCGACACACTCCTTTTATGGTGCGTATTTTTTAGCTGTTGCAAGTTGTGCCAGTGCCCATTGCAAGGTTACTGCGTGCATTACTGCCGTAGGATCAGCCGGGAGTGTTATACCGTTTCCCGTGAATACCGGATTATGAATCGGTGCAACTTTGGCATCAATTGCGTCCATGTTATCATCGATCAATGTTTTTGTATTAAAATACGTGGTCGTCGGAGAGCTCCGATCAACCTTGTTCAATCCTAAATTTGGCGTTGTTGGAGTAGCCAAAATATTCACCCCCATGCAAGATGATCAAGCGTGGTATGCTCGATTTCGTAAATTGTCATCACCTCAACTTCGGCAATAGATAAATAACGGAATTTGTAGACAACTACTAAATGAGCAGGTTTGATGGCCTCTATAGCCGCGCGAACATCCTCCATGTTTGGAGGCGCGCCGAGGAAGCCTGAAAAGTTAATTGTAATCTGATATAGTGCCGGGTTCTGAGTTACTTCGATTGTTCCGTTTTGGTAGCTGCTGACGACTTTCTGAAGCAGCTCCACTGTAACCGTACCGGTTCCACGAATCTTTGACTTGATAACAGAACGCCGCTGAGCATAAGGCTTGCTGATGTCTGTCTTTATCCCTAAAAAGTCCTCCCAGTATGAAAGCCCCCAGGTCGCACGATCAACAATAGCCTGGTTGATTGCGTCGTCCAAACTCCCGTTGAGATCATCTATCTCGACGCCTTCAGTCTGCATTAATGCGCGGGCTTCTTGGATCTCCTCGTACATATCCGGCAAAGCTTCAAGCATTCGGACGCCGGAAGGGCTTGTAATTTCAATAAGTTTTGTATCACTCATTAAACGTCACCGTCCCAGTAACAGCAACAGACCCCGCCGAAATTGTGATGTTACCATTTGCCCCGTTGATCAATAGAGATGTGTAATCTCCTACGCCAGCGATTCCTAGTAGTAAAGCGCCGGCCCTCGCGTATTTGACTGAAGGATCGTCAGAAAATGCGATGGCTGATAGGTATTCTGTGAGCGCTGCTGTAAAATCTGCCTTAACTTGCGCAATAGTACGCGAGCCATCAAGCACGATAGTTCCCGATACGTCGATAGATACACCAATTGCCGCTGCTACCGTTACGCCTGCGCCTACCGGAGACTTACCTTCACCCATGGCCTCTATCGGGTCAATATACTCTTGCACGTTGTCCACGAGTGTCGAGCTTGCCGGTAATTTATTGGCGTCGATAATGATCACCTTCACGGTTCCCGGTCCATTCCATAGCGGGAGCACCTGCGCCCCACCTACGCCGTCAACTTCAAGCGCCCAACGCATATAATCCGCTTTGTTGCCGCTCGTCGCCGGAAGTTTCACTTCCTGGAAGAAACGCGCCCTGTATTCATCGTCACTCTCTTTTTCGGTACCTGGGATGAGCGCATCTGATAGCGTGGCCGTAACAAGATTAGGTACGTAGTCAATTGGGAGCATTGCGCCATAGTATTGATTTCCGACGCTTCCCAGGACCTCACAACGCAGCTCAAATTGACCTGTAACGATCTTTTGAATCACTGCGTAGGTTATACCTGATATAGAGAACCTGGAGCCGATTGGGACATCTAAAGGCGCGTTATCCGCTGCCGCAAATATACCTTTACGGATTGCATACGTCGCCTGATTTCTCGTTAATCCGAAAGGCTCCGTGAGATCATCCAAGTTCTCATCGTGTGCGGTTTGCGGGAATACCGCTTTTAACTGACTGTCCAATTCAACATAAACCTGTGCGAGCTCCATAGCTGCCGGCGCGAGAGCATCATAAATCACGCTCCCAGGACGTTTGTCTAGATCATTAGGAACCCGGCCCATCATCCGTTGCAGGATTGTTCCGAACGTTTGAGATTCATACATTTAGTTAACCTCTTTTGATGTTTGATAGCTTCCGTATTGAGAGATAACAGTGAATTCAGCCAAAGCGGAATCACCATTGAATGTGACTTTCATATTCTCAACCGAGGTAATACGATCATCTTGCAATAAAGCATCTTGGATGCGCCGGCCAAGCTCCGAACGAACAAAGGAATTACTCTTTCCGAGTAATGAACCATACTCGCCGCCATAGCCCGGGCCATAGATGAGGTATTCAAAGCGCTCCGTTTCCATGATCTTATATACTGCTTGTTTAACCGCTTCTAGGCCGTCAGTAATGCCCACAATCCGATTGTTCGCAGTGTCGATATAATATGTTTTACTAGGTTGCTGCGCCTGCTGTAACTGCGCATTGCCCGCACCTCCTGTTGGAATCATTCGCTCACCGCCATTCGATCAAAGATGAGATACTGTTTACCACCTTGCATCCGAAACATGATCACCGTGTCGCCAGCCTCCAGGCCGCGCCGGATCACTAATTCCTCAGTTAGCGCCGGACCTGTTGTTCCGCCTGGATAGCTGTGTGTGTGCTCCAGGCCGATTTTAAATTCCGTCAAACTCTCAGGAACAATTAAAAAATCCTCATCGAGTGAGAACCGCTGATCAACGGTTACTTCGAGAGGACTCGTATTTGTTACAACGCCGAACATGACCGTGACGGGAGCACCTTGATTTACCGCACCTACGCCGGCTTGCTTAATGGTATTCGCCAATAGCGTTATATTGTTCATCAATACACCTTCAATTCAAGTGTCATCTTATGATCATTACCTTCAAATTTATGCGTACACTCATCCACTAGAAAATAGTTGTTAATACTCAGATCAGCGATATTAATAGATACTGAGCAGCCGGCACGGACCCGGATGTCTCCAATGGCTTCCAAGGAAAACGTCCGCGTTTCTCGGTTCTTTAATTCGAGTAACGTCTTTTTGATTTCATCTACCTGTGCCGCATTTAACTTATCGTCTACCTTTTGGTAAAGCTGCAATCTTCCCCACTTTGCAATAGTTTCACTGTCCTGTTCGATATACACGTTCCGCCCTATAACTTTCGATGTCTGCCCCTTCTCATCGCTCTTAATATCTTGAACAATCTTGATCCTATTGTATGTGTCCGAATCGATGGATCGAGACAACTTGTAATCATATGCCAAACTTAAATCACCGATGGATAGATCTATTTTCCAATCCTTAATATCGGTCAATGTGAGTTCACCGAAATTGTCAAAGAAGACATAGGAATGACCGGTCGAACGCGTGGTATCTGAAAGAGCGTTGACGATGATATCGAGAAGCTTGCTGCCATCCTCAACCGTCCGGGGAATCTTATATGACGTATCTGCAAGGGTACCGCACTTAAGCCCGGTATCGCTGGCAATCTTCTTGATGATGTCGGTTGCGCTCGTATTCTTGAATACATACGTGTCGCTTCCCATCAAATACCGGACCTGATCATATGCCGTCACCTTAACGGCTTCGTCCCTGCCTGAGTCGACCGTGAACACATAGCCATAGAAAACAGGTTTATCATCCAGTGTAACCCGCACAACGTCACCTGTATTGCATTGGAATACTATATCCTGATATACGCCACCGTCGATGAAAGTGAATTCGACACTAGCGGCCTTCCCAACTCTGTTTGTTTTAAATGTCAGATCAGAAACGGGAAGATCCCACATATTGCCGTCTTTATTATCAATTATTACTTGAAGCATGATGTCACCTCACACCGCCGGGAGCTTCAATACGCTGCCTGTTCTAAGCTTCTTAATAGCCTCGTCGGTCAATCCATTGAGCTTCTGAATGTCTTTGTATCTCGAACTATCCGGCATTCCCGAATCGTCTGTATATAGACGCATGGCTATCTTTGTTAATGTGTCGCCTTCTTTCATCGTCCATGTTGACGGCCTGATTCTCTCGTCCGGTCGTCTCGGAGACTGCGGTACGGAAAAAGCGATCCCGGCATCATCCGTCTGCACCGTAACCCGGCGTGCAGCGTAAAAGACATATTCCTTCAACGTAATACTGTATTCAATGTCCCCAGGAGAACCGGCTACTTCCTTCCACGTGAATTTATCGACAGACACCGGAAGATTGAGTTCTTGACCGGAGAATCCCTGAGAAGATAGACGCTGTTCATATTGGCCGGTGTAGATGAACCGGATAGGCCGCTTTGTCGCCATCCAATCTTCAATTGCTCGAATATAATACATCGGCTCATAAAGTGTCATCGTTGCGAGGAACGGGTAAAACTGCGCCGGAAATAGTCCATTGAATTGAATAATCCGCAACTTAGGGCTCTTGATGACATTGATTTCACCGCCCCGGACCTCAGAACGGCCATCATTCGCGCCTATGGTATCGTATGTCTTCCCGTTGCTGCCTCCGCTCACTTCAATATCTTCAGGATTGACAGGGAGTTGAAAGCCCTCCTGATTGTTGTTATATCTTAGATGTATCTCATAGGCCATCGTACACTACCCCATCGACTGAACTATCCATGTGTGTTTTCAGCGCTACCGCAAGCATACCGGCCATGTCTTCAACGCTGCCTTGTTGGTGATAGTGATTATCTCCTGTCACCTGAACCGTTGGCGTGAGCGTAATGAAGTTTTGGATACTCTTCATTTCCGCTAGATCGCGCATTGCTTTTAAATCCTCATTTGAGATATCAACTGTGTCTCCTATCTTGCCGACTTCGTCCACTTTGCCGATATTCGGAATTGTATCCCAGCCGTCGCCTAGTGCGCCGCCGACCTTATCGAACATGCCATTCATTGCGCCATATCCATTATTAAATGCCGTTCCATAATCCATCTGCCCCATGCGATATTTTGATAGATCAAATACATTCCGGTTAGATGTTGGGGCAGCCATGTCTAATTTGCTCGTATCGAATTTAGGAATGACGCTGATTTCCTTTCCGGAGATCTTGTTAAATCCTTCGATAAGCACATTCAATGCGCTCACAATGCCGTTAATAGCTGTCCAGAAGAATTCGGCGATGCTTTTTCCCAGATCGAAGAATAACTTTTTCACAGCATAAACCGGATCTATAAAGATGTTCCCCAAGAAGTCAACGAAAGCTAGGATAATATTCCATGCCAGTGCGAAGCCGTTATGAATGATAGCGAATGCGGTCATGAATACACCCGCCACGACTCCCATGACTTGACGCGTCGATACACCGAACTTATTCAGAATGACGAGCAGTAAGGTGATAGCCGCAACAATAGCCAAGACCGGCCATGATGCGATGGCCCACGTAATAACCCATTTAAGCGCGAATGCTGTCAAAACGAGTCCGACCGCAGCGAGAATGTTCTTAATAACGTTCATGTTATTTACTAAGAAACTGATAAACCATGCTGTCATACTTGCCGCAACCTGTATGCCGCTGTTCATCGTTTGGTAGAATTCTTCCCCGCCTGCGGAATTCATTTCCTTGCTCACTTGCTCAAAGACAACACCGAAAGTCTGTATTGTCTGATTTTTCATAAGCGTCATAACATCGCCAAATGTCTTAGGCATCGTCTTAAACTTCTCATTGATACCGTCAGCAGCAGAGAACAAAGCGCCTTTGATAATATCTGCGGTGATGGTTCCTTCTGCAGACATTTCTTTAAGCTGTCCTTTCGTCTTTCCGGTATACGTCGCAATCGCTTGGGCGAGCATTGGGGCATTCTCCATGATCGATCGGAACTCATCGCCCTGAAGCTTACCGGCCGCCATTGCCTGCGTTAACTGGTACATACCGGCCTGTGACTCTTGCGTAGATGCTCCGGATACCTTGAATGATTTCTGCATTAGTTCTGCAAATGCGACAAGCTCCTTATTGCCGCTGAATGCGTCACTAGCTAGTAAGCCTAATTTAGCGATACTCCCTGCCATCGTCGTATAGTCACCGCGTGAACGGTTGGCCGCAGCGAATACCGCCGCCTGCAACTCCTGCGGCGATTGATTGCCATCGTTAATCAGATTTAGCCGAGCCTGCGCGTTGATATAATTGTCGTTTACCTCCATCGCCTTTTTAGCTGCAGCAATAGCAATGTAAGCCGCTGCAATCTTATCTAGGTTTCCTAACAACCCTCCGGCTGCGCTGGCCCCTTCTCGAATTCGTTGGTTAACCTGGCCTTGCAACGTAAGAATCCGCTGCTCCAGGATTGCGATGCGTTGCAAAGCCGCTTGAAGCTGGGCTGCATTATTGGCGCCGCCACCATTCCTATTAAGCCGCTGTACCGCCGCCAAGAGCCGCAGAACAAGCCTATTCAAGTTATTGAACATGACCGTTAGTGAAGCAGGAAGCTCCAGACAAATACGCGCCGTGATCTGTCCGAGTTCTTGTTGTATTCGCGCCCTGATCGCTGCTGCCTGTGAAATCACGTTTGATGAGTCTAATGTGATTCTAAGATTGATTGTCCCTTGCAAAGTTTGCCTCAACCGGTTAGCTGACACGAGCGTAGAATTCATTGTTCGTTGTGCTCTGGTAAGCGTACTTGAAAACTGGTCAAACAGCTTCAGACTCGCGCCAACTGTAGCCATAAATATCCCCCCTTCTAAGTAAACGCCTCAGTGGTGTCATTTGGCTTTCTTAGCCGCTTCTGCTTCTTTCTTGGAATAAACCTGGATCGCAGCGAACACAAAAGCCCGTTCCTTTATAGGCAACTCAAGTATTTCATGTGGTAACTTCCGTAGCTTATGCAGCGAGTAATAAAGGAGGACGGCTGTTGGATCCGGCTCTTGCCACTCACCTAACTCATTCCGTCCTCCCTCAATTAGTTTTTTGCCTCTTCCACCAATTCATTGATATCTTGATCGAAGCCGTTAATTTCCTGAACCTTAAGCAATAGCTGGGCATATTCACCTGATAGGAGCATTTTCTTGATCAAAACCTCAGCTCCTAGCACGCCGTAAGACTTTTGTAGCTCGGCATCTTTAAGATTAGGGAAAGAAACACTCGCGACTGCCAGTTTGGCGATATACTCAGTTTGATCAACCTCTGTGATGACTTGACCTTTTACTCTTGTACGCTTGGTTGCTGACTTGCGGATTGCGTCATTTTCTTCTTCTGTGATCGAGTGAAGCACCCAAGGAACTGGATTTCCTTCCTTGTCTTTAAACCGTTCAGATACAATCACATCTTCCGTTGATTCAGTTACTACATTACTAGCGAAAAATACACTAATATCACTCATGGGCAATATCCTCCTATATAGCTATTAGCCTAATGTTGGTTTTGCAAATTGGTTCGGCATATCCCAGTCATCGAATGTAAAAGTTACCTCTTCTTCGAGTGTCTCAGCATCCACGTCAAATGCTGCAACAGTCAATTCGTTGATGTTCACACCCTTAAGAATTGTTGTTTGCGGTCCTACAGTAGAACTCGGATCCTCGTTCGTGACCTGGATATCGAAGTAAGTATCTATTCCGTACTTTGTGTACTGCAGCATAATCTCACGGAACTTAGAAGTTACATAGTAAATCGTCATTGAACCTGTTCCAGTAAACCCATTAGCTTTATTCTGGGCGCCGGTTTTACCTAGCGTTCTAATCTCCTTTTTGTTCTTCTGAATTTTTCCCTCGAGCTTTTTAGCGTAGAACATTTCCTCTACTTGGCCCCCAATTGTTGCATAAGCCCGAGCGGACTGGCCGGAGATTGTATCTTTAGCCATTAGAAAAGACATTCTACTTCACCCACACTTTGTTATATATTTTCTCAATCGAATCAACCGGCTGAACGTAATACTGAGCATATACCGCGTCAGATTCATCACCCTGTACGATTGTGATATCTGCTTGCGAGTCGAAGTTCTGTAGAGCTCCGAGCGCCTGCAATCCTTCCAGGTACTTCACGTACTCGTTTTTCAGAAGGTTTCGACCGTCTGAGTCATTATCAACCTTGCCGATGTAAAAGCTATCCGCAACCGTCTTCAGATCGTTATTGATCGCATCCAGAACGCGGATAACACGGTTTTTAGCGAAACGCTTGTCCTTATCCGGCGCGAAGCTTGTAAATGAATTGATATCCTGTTCGACAAGTGCTCGACCTTGATTCTGAGTAAACAGGAATTCACCATTGACGAGTGCAGCTTCAATCTGCGAATTCGTATAGCGAGGCGTTACGTCGATTGCTCCGTCGTAAGCTGTACGAGTCAGGGACTCATTGACCTGCGCGGAAGCTGTGGCACCTGCTACCCATGCAGTAGCCTGAGCAGCCGTAAGGACCGCACCATCTGCCAAAACGACGCCGTTTTTGACGCTGATCACGCCTTCGTAATCCGCTGTAGGATAGTTTTCCATTACGACTTGAATTTTTGTGCCTTCATCATCACGCAAGCGGGCTGCAAACGACGTGTACAGAGCTTTCAGAGTGGGATCTGTAGAAGTCAACGCGATCACGCTGAACTCTTCTAGTTCGATTGCACTCAGATAGCTTGTGTGGTCGCCATTAATGACGGAACCATCAGCGCCGCCGGTCAATTTAGATCCTGCGGTTTGAGTCAATGCACCGGAACCGGTCCAAACTACCCAATCATTCGCCACAAGACCAGCGACTGTCGCGACCGTTTGTTTGTCCACTTCTTCGTATCCCAGAAGAGTACGCACATCAAATTTAGAGACATCATCGACATTCGCCTGAACTACGATTGAAAGGTCATTACCTCTCAGACCGCTGTACTTAGCCGTAGCCGTCAGATTGCCCGCAGTCACAGTACCTTTAGTACCATCCGCCAAACGATACAGTAAAAGCGTCTTAGAACGCTTCAATGCCTCTCTGACTAACAGCATCTTAGGATCTGTGATGTCGTATCCTAAAAGACTTTTAATGTTGTCGCCTGCATTGATGGTCAAAATCTGTTTAGCAGGTCCCCAGCTCAACGCAAGCGCCATACTAACGATACCACGAGCGCCTAGACCGCCAAGCGTGCCGCTAGTAGCGAAGTTAAAATAATTACCTGGGCGAATCTTATTCTGTGATGACCATGTTCCACCGGCCATTTATTGCACTTCCTTTCGATTGAATTGATCGATAATCGCATCGACCTGTTCCCGCGTATACATCACCCCTGCATCCAGCACCGCCCGGATGACATCCTTTTGCAGTCCGGTGTAGGACTTGGAATTCAGAAATTGATCTTTACTGAATGTCGGTGCTGCGGTTGTTGATTCTTCAACTTCCTGCTTTTTTGCCAAACTTCAGCGCCTCCTTCTCCTCAATCTTCTGTATCTTCTGTACTTCCGGTTTCGGTATGAACAGAGGAACGTTCATGCTAATAAAGAAGTGCAGCACGTCCTCTATAACCTCATGACGCGCATTGAATGACCGTACCACGCCGCCCACAGTCTCAATGTACCTAAACGGTTCATAAAGCTGCTCAGCGACCTGCCGGCAGTCTGCCTTTTGCGTCAGGCTGTCCCGACTCGGAAAGTAATGAATATCAAAAAGCAGCGAGCGGACCGAACGACGATTGAGCCCTTTGTCCTCGCTGCTGTTGATCTGCAAAACAAAAAAAGCGGGCTGAGAAAAGCCCTGCTTGATTTGTTCTGTATAGATGGGAACTGTAGAATCGATCTCATTCAAGCGAGAAACGATACCTTTTAGAATTAGATCCTCCATCAACCTACCACCTTAAATGCCTTTTCAAAAACTGCTCCAGCTTGCTCTCGAGAATAGCCGGCATTTCACGTTCTAGCTCTTCAATAGATATTGTGAGCATGAACCGTCCTTCTACCCATCCTTTATGATTTCTGGTCCTATGCCCATATTCTACATATCTTGCATACTCGACCGGATTAATAACTTCTACTTCAATCCCCGTTGGTATTTGAACAATCTGTCCTATAGTCCAACTTCGTCGCAGTAAGCCTGTGTCCACCGGTGTGCGTGCGATCGTCTTGGCTAGTAGTCTCGCAGCCAACTCATTAATGCAATCCTCAAAAAACTTTGGGGCAAGCTCACCTAAAATATCCAGACCCTTCTTAAAATCCTTTAAACCTTCAAAACTAAAATCACCCAATCGACTCATGCGCGGTCCATTTGTTTTAGCATGAGCTCCTGATGTGTAGCGTAACGGAATGGAAGACCAACTTGTTCAAACTTTAAATCCATGCCATTCTGTATAACGCGGATCTCACACCCAGCGTTGATCGTTATATCCGGAGAGATGAACAATTTCGCATCAAAATTAATTGTGGTATCAGTACCAGTACTCATTGAACCCGGCAGTGATGTTTGGGATAACGCACATGGCTCATTCTCCAAAACGATAACCTTCTGTTGGCCCGTGATCTTTGTGAACGGATCCTTCATGGTCTGAAATTCAGTTATCGTACAAAGTCCTTCATACGTCTTTTCTATTGCCGAGCGTTCTACAGAAACCTTACCAAAACCCATGATCTTACCACCTCAGTTTCTTAAACGCTCTAAGCTGGCTTTCATATTGCTGAACGAAGGAAGCGCCTGGCCCTGCCTTAACCAGAGACTTTGCAGTTCCGAAAGTTGTTGTTACATCGCCTCGCTTAACACTCTGCAAGGCTTGTTCTGCCTGTTCAAATTCAGTAACGTACTTTGACCTATACTGATCCTCAGAAATTTGAAGAACAACACGTTCGAGCTCCTGCGGTATTGTTGAGATATTGCACCAAGTGAGTATTCCTTGAATCACTGTCTCAATCGTAAAGATTAACCGGGCATCTTTACTGATATCCTCAATAGGAATATCGAGCAGTTCTTTAAGTTTGCTTACATAGTCATTGATCGTCATCGACATCTTCATCAGCACCAGAAGTGATTACCCCATCCTTCAAGAGAGCCCTTTTATCCTCAGTCAGGACCTCCAGTGTTGTCCCAGCACTATAGTAAGCACCGCGGTATTTAACGTTTTGCTTGAACTTTACCCTGACGGTCTTTGGTTTTTCTTCTTGAGATTTAACAGTCATTTGGTGTTCAGTCCCCTTTGAATTAATTTACTTTTGCAATAAAGATTTGATCGATTCGTTCGAAAGAAGGTAAAGTAATCGCAGACACGATCGTTTCAACGTTCACTGGATGCGGCTCTTTAATCGTAGTAATGGCAACACCGGTATTAACAATAGACACATCCGCTGAGGTACTGCCCGACATTAAATCAGACTCCTCAGGTGTGGTTCCATAATACGTATTTCCAAGTGTGCCCTCAGGAATCAAAGTGAAATAGTCGTCCGGATAAAACAAGTTGCTGCTGCCGTCCTGCAAACCAAACTTTTTATTATAAACTGCAATGGAAACACCTAATTTGTTCTGTAGACACTGCTTCATGAGGGCATCCGTCATAATAATGTTTTGACCGCCTAGAGGATTCATATCTAAACGAATAGCCGTGTTTGAAAGGATGAAATTCCAAGTCTTCCGGGTGCAGATTGCATTAAGCGGTCGTACACCGGTATCGTCTTCAACCGTATCCTGCCATGTTTTGATGTCCCCGACAATATCTGCTGTTGGATCACTCCACTTGTCCGTACTCGTTAATGTTACTGTATGGTTAGCTGGCATCTTGTAGTCGTAATCATAGTTCAAGCGATTAGCTACAATACTGATTTTCCCTGTGGAAAGCAGCTGCATAATCATTCTCTCCGGATTCACCAGTGCACCGCCCACAAGGTTTGTTACATCGTCGTAAATATTTGTGATTAGCGGCATAAGATAGCTCTCATTGTCACTTGCAGCTAACCTATTAAGTTCTTGGCGATCCTTCTCGCCAATGCGCATTGCTTCGCGGAAGAACGGCATTTCAGTTTCAATTTTCTTGAATCCAATTCGATCACGTAGAGTGGCCTTAGCATCAAAAGCGGAAGGTAGCAGAGCAACTGGTAACCCCTTCGAACCTTTAATCCACTTAAGATCAAGACCCAGCTGCTTCTTTGCCGGAAATAAGGTAGCCCCCAGATAAGGAATGGCGTTTGATGTGTTAGTCTCATAATAAGTAGCAATGTTTTTAGCATTGATTAAATCAAAAATTGTAGGCATTTATTAGATCTCCTTTCTTATTTCAAGAATGCAATTTGTTTGAGGGCGGTGATTTCCTCTGGCGTTGGTGCAACAGGAAGTTTAGCTAAATCGATAAAACCATGAATTAGCATAGCGCCTGCAGCAGGTCCGTAAGTAACATCAACATCAGTGAACAATACACCTTCAGCATTAGAAACACCGGTCGTTGTGACAGCCTTCTTAGCCTTTTTCGTAATATCAGTCAAAATGCCATTCCCGATGATGGTGCCGGCCGGTACTATTTTTTTGCCATCTGCGTTAGCAACAATCCCCGTGTCATCCACCGTTACTGCAAGATTTACATAATGATCCGGGAACTTTAAGATTTCTTTTTTGTTGTTCGTATAAATCGTTTCGGTATATTTCATCTACATGACCTCCATTAAATTATTGAAAGTATGACTCCCGGGCTTTATCTAGAGCCTCACCCTGTTTTGCTACCTGTTCAGCCAGCCGCTTTCCAATATTGCTCTGATCATCTCCACCTCCTCCCCCTTTTTCTCTGCCCTCAGCAGGGGCCATCCCCTTAAATAACTGCTGGCCTGATTTTTCAGGAACAAACAAAAAAGCCTTGCTCGTTTGCAGGGCTTTCACTTGTTCTTCAAGGCCACTTTTCAGATTACCGGCATCATCGATCTCAACTTTGCTCTTATCCAATAAACCAATTACCATATCCGGATCATGAACCTTACCGGTTATGGCCATCTTAATGGCTGAAGTAATGCGAAGCTCTTTTAAATCAGCCTCATATTTGTTTGAGGCGGCTTTATTGTCAGACTGTAGCTGAGCAATCTGATCTTGAAGAGCTGTGCTATCACCGGCTGATTTTTTCAGGTCCTCGAGTTGCTTGTCACGGTCCTTCAGAGCGTCCTCGGAAGCCTTTTTCGCATCGTTTACTTCCTTGAAGCGGTGCTCAGGTACCCACCCTTTATAATTGGACTCTACGCCTCCGACAATCGCCGCGATTTGCTCATCGCTTAGTCCCTGCTGTTTCAAAAGCTGCTTTAACCATTCCATGTGATTCATCCTCACTTTTTGTCCCGGTTGTGCCCGGTAGTTTTTGTAAATATGAAAGGCCCAAAATAAAAAGCACCCGGCGCATAGGCTGAGTGCTTTTTAGTCCTTATCAAGTTTTTCGAATTGCTTTCGCTGATCTTCTGTAAGTGGAGGAAGTCCCATCTGCTTTAGAAGATCATCGGCAAAGTCCGTACCCTTCTTAGTAAAGTCAGGAATAAGCGGACCATCCTCATATTCTCGGATAATCTTTTGTTGCTTTGAAGTCTTCGCCATAAATCCACCCCATTTCTAAAACGAGCTCCTGTAATACTAGGTAATCGAAGTAAAGCGGTTGTGCTGTTTTTGACATCATAGCATATTCTTTATCGGTTTGTAACTGAGTCTCTACCCGAATAAAAATTTTTTTGATCAATGCCAGCATCGCGGTAAAGTCGATGCTTTTTTCCTGGGCGCTGATGAAGCTGACGCCGCCGTCATGACCAACTGCAACAATATCGCTAATCGATTGATACAACGCAAGGTTCACAGCGTCTTTCACATTTACCCTGGTACCCTTCGGATGATTATGGGTAAGAATGACGGATCGATCATCAGCAGCCCGCAGAAGTTTGTCCATATCCTCGGACATTTTGACATTATTATTTGTGCCAGCTACACGAACTAATTCATCACCGGTCGTCCTGTCCAAGATGACTAGCTGTTCGTTTCCTGTCTTCCCGCCTTCGCGAGCAATTTCACGATTGATGTTCGCCAGCTTCTCACCTACCTCATCGGAGACATCTGGTAGGTCCGCGTAATAGCTCGCCCTTGGATTGAATCGTCGATTGAAGTCGCCAGCCGGCTCCTCCACTCTGCCGATGTTCTTGATGACCTCTTCGGCCGGCTGCACTTCAGCAACCTCTAGAGGCTTTGTTGCGTCATTCGGCGCGTGCTGCTTTGCCCATTGCTCATAATTCATATCGCCGGGTACATCGTATGTCTTGCCGTCTTCTCCTCGAGCTGCCCGCTGTTTCACATTATCCTCGAAATACGGAATATCTACTGTACGGCACCGGGCATGAAATGGAGCACAGTTAAGCCCAGCGCGTGCTTCTGACACCAGAAAGATACTTCCGTCCATCGTCCTACAAATATCCGATGTCCGCTTATCTAGGGTAGCCACATTCCTGTATTTCTCAATGCTTAACTCCACATATGAAGTTCGGCGAGAAGCGCCTGAGAAATATGCTGACTCCGTCAATATTAAAGTTTCGGCTCGTGCACGAGACACTCCCATTCGTTCAGATAGACGAGTAATCATTTTCTCTGACGAATCCCCTCTGATCAATCCCTGCGTCAAGGTTGTTTGGAGCTCATGGATAAGCCGTACTCGATCTCCCCATATTCTTTGACTAAAATTACTGCCATCCGGAGCCCAGGGAGTGACGAGAAGGTTATTTATTTGCCTGGTATCTAACTTCGAAAAGCTCGAACCATAACCAACGCCCTTCTGTAGTTCAAAAATGCTTCTATAGTAGTTATCCTTATATATGCCATTTAGCAAGGTACTCGTTCCTGCCTGACGATGAGCGCTAAGTAACTCGATCTGCTGTCTCATTTGGATTTGCAAAGACTCTAATCGACTCATACGGGTTTGGATGCTAGCATTTTCTAATTCCTTCATCCAACGTTGATCTATGGCATTCTCTCGGCCGGCTTTAATGTAATCCTCAACAGACCATTTAAATTCTTTTAGCTCACCAGCCTTAAGTATCTGACGAGCAGTTGCCAAATCGATTTCATTATTTTTAGCAAAACGCTGATAAAAAGCATTAATATCCTTCTGAATAGAGGCCATTGCCTTCCCATATTCACGCTTCATGTTCTGGATGTAGGCTTCACCTTTCGCAAGCTGCGCTTCGTTCAGCTGTTCCATTCGCTGAGCCCAATACTCTGCTGACCTCATGCTGAATCACCAGTAATTTTAGTTTCATAGGCGAGATCATCCATTGCTTTTTTTCGATCCGCTTCCAGCCTCTTCATTTCATCCTGAGCGTTGGTCACCCATGGATGATTAGCTACAATCGTCTCTTCTGAAATCACACCCACGCTGTTCTTCGCATTAGTGATGGTATCCATCTCATTGATGAGGATATCTCGGTTCAAAATGAAATCAACAGATTCCTCTGAGAAGTCACCTAAACCGCTGTTTGCAAGGTGTGTGTCAATAAACCATCGCAGCTGCTCGAGACTAGCCTGAAATTCCGTTTCAATATCGTTGGCATCCAGGTCCAAATCCTGATATAGAAACTTTAAAGCAATACCACTAGGACTGTTTCCAAACTTGTCAGACTGCGTATCGACGCCGCGTCCGAATTCGTAAATATCCTTACGATTCATTTCTTGATGTGTCTTGTAAGCTTCGGTATCGATGTCTAAAGAAAGTGTATCTACTGCCCCGTCATCCATTACCTTAACTGCACGAAACACAGAAAGATTTCGCCGAAACTCTCCAAGGTCTTGTCCGTCATAGTTTTTAATGACATAGACGCTGTTCGGCAGATCATCCAAATTGTTCGAGTTGTCACTTTTCTTCCGATCATAATCATCTACCAGTGCTTGAACGAATTTCACCAGCGGCAGCTCATCCTCATGATATTTAAAGCAGACGAAGGGAACCCTTTCCCAATTCAAAGGAACTTCTTTGTCTTCTCCTTCAACGAGTGTGAAGTGGGTACCACTATCGCCGGCTTCAATATCAGGTGTCATGCCTACACCATCGAGTACGAACCTCTTTACACCTGTCGTGTCCCAGAACTCAATTTTTTTGATGACCTTCTTAGTTTTACCTTCATACACCTCAACCTCATAAACACGAATGAGCGCATCGAGTTCCGTATGAGCAGCATCCCGCCAAAGTGGGATACACTCCTCAGAAGGAATCCTTTTAAGGGATAGCTTGCCGGCTGGACTGTAGTAGATATGAACCCAAGCTTTCCCTTTGTTTATTGCCTCACGGCCAACAGACTGCAATAGGCGCAAAAAAGACTTATTAAAGAAATCCTTTAACAAGTCTTCATAGGCTGTATTTTCAGTTTGAATGCTGAGTGGCTTACTAAGCAGATAGCCTACCTTCTGATCAACGAGCTTACGAATGAATCCATGCGGTAATTTGTTGTTAGCCAGATTTGTAGCTTCAATAGAAGCACCGCCTTCCCCGATGGTCATCCGCTTATATTTTAAGACATCATTATCTAGTCCGTAATATTGCTGACCAGTTAACATCAGTTTACGTAAAGGATCTCTCTGCCAATCGCTGACTTCCTGATGGATAATTTCCTCAATACTCATGGCAGACGCGGCGCCGGCTCGGAGAATGGCTGCAATAGTCTGCATATCCGGAGTCAATGTTCACTCACCTCGCCCTTAATTCAAGTAAGATGTTTTCAGAAGTTAGCTCTGCTTCAACAAAAGTAGTTTTATTAGCAAGGCGTTTGAACTCGGAGTTTACTGTCTGTTCTATAACTTGCCAATCTCTATAGCTAACACCGACAAGTAACTCAATGACCTGCCGCAATCGCTGCTCTTCCATACAGTTCCCTCCACATTAATCAAATGAAATACCAGATCCCTTGCGGATTTGCTCCATAGCATAGCGCAGGGCATCCATGGCATGGTTAAAATCATCAATTGGCCTGTTCAAGAAGCGCCCGGTCTTGTCCTGGTCCCACACATAACTGGACAGCTCCATACTGACGTTTGGACAACGAAACTTATGAACGATGATTTCATACTGTTGAAGATACGAAATACCGTTAATCACGCTGTCCGGTCCCTTCTCAGCTGCCCGAATCCGATTTATCCCATAACCCCTAATCTCGTCGATGGACTTAGGCTCCGAAGAATCCGCAATAATCTTTTCTTTCGAGTAGCTTTTCTTCTTGATGATCTCTGCGATCTTGTCATTGGTCATAGCCCCCTCGTAGTGTTCATCGAAGATATAGATTCGCTTCAGGTCCTTATTGACCAGGGCAGCCACAAAGGCACTCGGGTCATTCGTGTAACCAAAATCCAAACCAAATATGGCTTTATATCCTGGCAGCTTGGCAATATCCCGCCACTCAAATTCTTCTTCATGCCAATTCTCATAGATAGCACCTTCCGCAATCCCCCAGTTACCCTCGCCTTCCACACGATAACGTTTCGGCTTATGAATCTTCATCCATTCAAATAACTCCCGGTCATCGTCCCCCAGGAATTCATTACATAAAAACGTTGTTGTTAAAGCTAAGATGTTTGGATGCGACACATCAAAAAAACGCTGCTTCAACCAATGGCGTTCATTCCATGGGTTAAAAGTCAGCGTTAGTTGTTTAAAATACCCTTCCGGCAGTTCCCCACGGATGGACATATCAATTTTATCAAAATCGTCTTCATTTAATATCTGATAAGCTTCTTCAAACCAGGCCCAACACAAATACCCCGTATCCACCGTAATCGAGGTGATAGACATCGGGTCATCAAGGCCGCGGAATAAGATCTTTTGGCCGGTCGGCTCATATGTTGCCTCGAGAGGGCTTTTCTTGAATTGCCACAAGTGAGCAACGCCTAACCGACGTGTAGCCCATTTAAGCTGAGCAAAGGTAGAATCTTTATGTGTATTGAATGTCTTCCGTATTACAAGCGTATTTGCAAGTGGCAGCTTCATCATGTGATAGATATGCCAAAGCGCTGCTGTAACACTTTTCTTTGAACCCCTGCCACCTTTAATTACCCGGTACCGGCCACGGAACCTCCAGAAATCTACGTATCCCTTACCAATGGTCTGCTGAAGGCTAACTTCACTCATGTAAGTCATCCTTAAATACGACTGGATCCACAATATTAGTATTGTTCAGTGTATTAACTTCAGCTTGGAGCTTTTGAATCCGGAGATCTCGTTCTGCATCTATAAACCGGTTCTTTAACTCGATTGCTTTCAACTTCTTATCCTGGACCCGGGTCAAGGCTTCTTCAAGTCGCAGCAGATCATCAATCACCCTGATATCTGATTCCTCTACTTTCGTAGTCACCAGCTTATCAATCGGTACAACCACGCTTCTGGTTTGGCCCGTCTTCTCATCATGAACGGTCTGAACGTCCTTCACAGTGATTCTCTCCTGCAGGACCTTTCGCTGCTTCTCTGACAATGCCTTTCGAAGATTCTGGATCCGCTGCAGCATACGGCGTTCCCTGATTGAAAGTAAAGTAATTGTTTCATCCGCTTGTTTAATTGGGTCAGTCTCAACCAGGCGAACCAGCTCTTGCTCATCTTCTTCAAGCGTATCCATCCAAATAGTTTCAAACTCACCGGTGGTTACTGCTTTCTTATTACCAGGCGGGCCACCATGACCGCCTCGGTTGCCAAGAGCATTTTTACTACCCTTAGGAGCCCCGCCCTTGTTTCCGACAGCATTCTTATTACCTAAAGGAGCGCCTATTCGTTTGGTAACGTTACCTTTCTTTTCATTAGTAACGTTACCTTTCAAGGCATCGTCCCATTTATCCTGGCTCTTCCATTTCCGAATTTGAGTTTCCCCAAGGCCGAGCTCTGCAGCGAGGTCCTTGAGTTTCAGTTTGCCGTTACTACCGAGCCATATTTGTTTAGCTTTATCCCTGTCGGGGCTGCGTTCTCTCGGCATTACATATCACCCACCTCCGGTAATCGTGATCAAACAAAAAAAAGAGCCAAATTGACTCTCAGAACTAGTCGCTACTATACCTCTTTCTGAAGCTCCAGATCAATCTCAATCAGCTTCTTCAGATCCTCAACCGTCTTAATCTCGATCCGGCCATCCTGAAAGTCCTTCACCCAGCGAGCAATACCGGCTTGAATGATTTTACGATACTTTGACTTGGACTCCAGAATACTTTCGATTAATGCAAGTTCATGCTTAAGCAATAGCTCTTCATTCTCTTTGTTCGTATTTTCATCTTTCAATTGCGAACACTCCCAACTTTCGTTAGAATAGATGTGAGATCATGCGTTCGCATAACCGTGGCCACGGCAAACATGATCTCACCGGGAGTGTTCCGGTGCTTGAGAAGGACGTTAGTGCGTCCTTCTTTTTATTTAGTTAGAATTTTAGAATACCTTTAACACCACTTGTTCTGTGATAGATTCCTTCTTCTCGATCGCCTATTTTTACAATAAATGGTCTTTAGTCTAACTTAATAAAGATAGTAGTCCATCCCTAAATTAAACTTCTCACGTACAATGAACCATCTCTATAGGGAGGTGTCATTATTGAGTTGTAAAGATGATAAAAAACGCTGTAAAAAGAAAACAATAATTGTTTGCCCTCCGAAAGGAAATAAAAAGAAGCGTCGCCTTCGAGTTATTAAAAAAATAGTACGAGTAACATGCCCCCCGCCTAAAGTGAATGTTACAACTCCGACGGTTATTGGCCCCGCTGGACCTCAAGGCCCTGCCGGACCTGCCGGCGGCCCTCCTGGACCACAAGGACCACGAGGGCCAGCTGGAGCAGTAGGACCAGCTGGACCAAGAGGACCAGCTGGAGACACAGGACCAAGAGGACCAGCTGGAGCAAGAGGACCAGCTGGAGACACAGGACCAAGAGGACCAGCAGGGCCAGCTGGAGCAGCTGGAGCAGCAGGACCAGCAGGGCCAGCAGGGCCAGCAGGACCAGTAGGACCCGCAGGACCAGCTGGAGAAACAGGAGAAACAGGACCAGCAGGACCAGTAGGGCCAGCAGGGCCAGCAGGGCCAGCAGGGCCAGCAGGGCCAGCAGGGCCAGCAGGGCCAGCAGGGCCAGCAGGGCCAGCAGGACCAGCAGGACCAGCTGGAGCAGTAGGTCCCGCAGGACCTGCAGGAGAAACAGGAGAAACAGGACCAGCAGGACCAGTAGGACCCGCAGGACCTGTAGGGCCAGCAGGACCAGTAGGGCCGGCAGGACCAGCAGGACCAGCTGGAGCAGTAGGTCCCGCAGGACCTGCAGGAGAAACAGGAGAAACAGGACCAGCAGGACCAGTAGGACCCGCAGGACCTGTAGGGCCAGCAGGACCAGTAGGGCCAGCAGGACCAGTAGGACCCCAAGGACCCCAAGGACCCCAAGGACCTCAAGGACTTCAAGGAGCCCAAGGCCCTCAAGGGATTCAAGGACCTCCAGGGCCAGGAGGTGGGGGATTAATTCCATTTTCAACGGGCATCATTCTTAGTGGTGCTGCAGTAGTATCAGCTGCCCCAATTTTAATGGGTTTTGGTAATAGTACGGTTGAAGTTATTGACGGTTCTGGAGAATCAACTATGCCACCCGAAGCAGGTGGTTTTGCTTTCCCAATTCCATTTAATGGTACCGTTCAAAACCTACAAATAAGTGCAGATTTATTGGTTGCATCTGTGGTTTCTATCAATACTCTCGGTCTTGAATATGTTTTTACAGTATTCCGGGCACCATCAGTTCCTAATAATGGGATTGATCATATTTCTTCACCTTACCTGACAACTGCGCTGACTAGTTCGGTTAGATTCGGGTTTCCGAATAATATCATTACAGCTGGTACTTTCCGTACTGCAACGAATTTAAATCTTGGATCATTAAATGTTTCCGCAGGTGATCGTATTGGTATTCGTGTAAGGACACTTGCGTCCACAGATCCCTCAGCAGCCGATATCACACAACTATCGTTTAGCGCCAGTCTATCTTACACTCCTTCTTAA